CCTGTATGTGCTGTTGAATCCCATCCACAATCATTTGCAATAATAATATCAAAGAATCCGGGTACAGTTAATTCTGGAATTACTACGTTTAATGTATTAGAACTAGCAATTGTATATGCACTTGAATCTAATAAGTATGCACTAAATTGTGGATAGTATTTATATGCAGATGATAAAGTATAGTTTGTATAAAAATCTAGAACATTTGAACTAAGATAAACAGCAGATGTATATTGGAATCGTTTTCCAATAATAGAGATTGTAGTGCCGCTAACAGGGATCGAATAATTATCGTACAATTCTTCTAATCCGCCTTCTGTTAAGACTTCGATATTAGTAACCATTGGGGCTGCAGACAATGGGGCTAATTCCAATTCATTTACAACACCAGTAGACATTGGATACGTCCACGTAAAGCCTGACAACGTAGAATAATCATCAGTTGTTGTATATTTATTAGCTGTAAAGAAATCAGTATTATAAAAATTGTTATTAATAAAGAAGATGGTGCTTTCTGGATTTTCTGGAATAGCAGGAAACAACCAGCCTTTAATAGTAAAGCTAGTATCAGCAGTTAATCGACCTTTATTGCTTGCATCTCGTTCTATAGAATAATCCTGTGTAATAGTTCCATCCCATAGTACATTAGATCTAATTTCATATGTATCTGAGAATCCGAATGCAGCAGGTATAGGCCATGCAATTACAATATATGGATTTGCGTATGGAATGAAGTTAGATAAAATCTGATCCATATCTCGTTGATAATGAGTAATAATGGACATACTAACTCCAATATCAACAGGAGCAGGCATACCCATATAACCTTTAGTACTAAATGGTCCCATATTATGATTTGATGGAAGATGGAAGCCATCTAATTTATTAAATACCCGCGAAGAATCTCTAGTGATATGTGTGATATTAACTGCAATAACTGGCAAAGTTATATTTTGTGCTTTATTTACAATATCAAACAACACTCTTTGTTTAGGGCTATTTACATATCGTACTTGGATTACTTCGTGAGGAACTCTTTGCTGATCATATCGTTGAATGAGAACAGAGTCAAAGGCTGCAAGGAATTGTGTAAGAACATCGGACAGTTCAAAGAAATAAGGTGTATTGCGCACACATATATTTAGGGTACTATTGTAAGCGTTTTAAGAATGATGATGGAAGTCTAATTTTATTACGTAGAATCAAATCATACACAGTTCCATCAATAATATAAGTTTTACAATAATCATCTTTAGATCTTGTAGATCTACCACTTGCTTGTACTATTGTTGAAAGACAACGATTTGTATACCATTGAGAATCTTCATCAAACAATCTTTTGATGCGTTTATCACTAAGTGGTAAGAACGGAGCCTTAATAATTATCTGAAACCGACTAAGATCTTGATATAAATTAATTCCATGAGTCATTGATGGACTTACTAGTACTGTATTATCTAATGATTCTTTGTGATCAACCATAATCATTTCGTTTGTTTGTCCCTTTTCCCTATATAAAAATCTATCACCCTTTAGTGATCGTTGTAGAAATTCCGTTATTGCCATAGTATGTGTATGTATAATTCCTTTATCATTATTATGAAGTTCACAAATCTTTTTTACTTGTTCTGCAACCCATGAGAGAGATTGCTGTAGATTTTTATAAGAAAGTCTTACCTTATTGGAAAGATATATTGGACTTTTTTTCGGATCAAATGTTGATTCAACTTCAATATATTTAAAATCTGTAATTCCTAATGTTTTTGCGAATGCTGTTGGATCGATAATTGTTGCAGACATTAATAAAACTTTATTACTATAATCAAATATTTCTTTACTAAGATTATCTACCTTTAATGGAACAATTGAAAGACCATCAGGTTTTGTTTCAATTACATATTCACAATCTGGCCAAGTATCAATAACCTTTGTAAGGGTCATTGATAGAGTTTTCAGATGAATATATTTCTGTCTTTCATTTACAGTTGCTTCTTTGCCTTTCTTAGAAATTTTACGTTTATGTGAATTCATTTCATCTGTAACATTCATTGTAAATCCTACAAGCCACTGGAAGAATTCTTTATATCCTGATGGAGCATTAATATCAAATCCTAATCGCTTCATGGCTTTATAATTCAGAACTACAGAGAATTTCTTTACAAGTTCTTCTTCTAATTCTGATGCTTCATCACATATAATATATTCTCTATATTTTACATGTTTTGGTAGGGCCATGAACATTGAGTAATTTAGTACTCCCAATTTATTTGTTAATGTATCGATTCTTGCATTATAATAAGGGCAGCAATTTTCTGATAAGCAGTTATCTTTTACTTTGCTTGCGAAGATACATGGAGCAGATTCTGTATCAAATCTATCATCAACAATACATTGATAATTACTTTTGCCTTTCATAGCTGCACAATCTGGAAACATTTCTTTATATTGATCTTGAAGATTCTTAGTAATTGTTAGAGCAAATGCTCCAAATCTAGGTTCAACAAGACATTCCGTTGCATGAGTATAATCTCCACTAAAGCTTGTTGCAAATGCATCATGAGATTTTATAAGTCTAACAAATTCTTCTGATGGATCTGCTGCAGAATTTGAAAGTGTCTTAGTTATAGGGGACTTCCCGCTACCGCATGGAGCACAGAGAATTACAAATTTATGAGTTTTAAATGCTTCCTCGAGTTGTTCGAGGATAGAGATTTGAGTTGGATAAGGTAGATAATCGCTAGGAAAATGAGATAATAATTTCACAAAATTATTATATTTTGATTTTTATTCAACTATAACATTCAATAAAGTATTATATAACTTTGCACTTTTTTCTTTTGTAATACTCTGTAATTTAAAATATAATTCCATATTACCTCTACTAAGTGTATCAAATGTATAATCAAATAATATGTTATTTCCAACTTTTCGAATATCAAACGGAACAGGAATTTCAAAAGTTTTATTTTGCTTATTATCAACTTTTAATATAAAGTATAAATAGAAATCATTAATAGCATAAATGAGAACTTTACCTTTTTTATATACTTTATCATTTAATACGAATGATACATCTCGTTGCAGTAAATAATTAAGTTGTTCTCTATAATTCATAAATCAATAATCCATATATAACATTTTTTGTTGTGTTGACATTATGTAAATTTTTTCATTAAAATATTTCCAAAATGTATCATCAGCAGGTAATGATTGTACTAAGTCACAATTATCCATTGGAATTTGGCGAAAATCCATCATTATAATATCGAAACTAACAATAAGATTTTTTGATTCTGGATCATATGGTAATCGTAAAGATGGTGCATGATAATTTAAAACCATATGACCATTAAAGCTATTCAGTAAATCGAAACTATTTGTACATAGCATCTTTCTAACTGGAGATCGCCAACTTAATGGTCTTCGTCGCGGAAATACAATTTCACAAACATGTGAAAGTAGTTCATTCTTTAGATATGATAGGGAAACTTTCATTTCGTTTGCAGATACCAAAAATTCTTTGTTCGTTCAAAAACATACCTTTCTGTAGCATTCCATATCCTTCAACTTGAACACCGGAAACACTAGCGCCCTTATCACTAGGAAACACTACAATATCTCCAACCTTACATTGTCTTGCATGCGGACCTGCAAGAATTACTTTACCTTTTCTCCAACACTTAACTGTATTTGCTAAGCTTAAATATAGTGATCCACGTTTAATAACTGATCCTGCAGAGTCGTTAATTTCATCAATATATTCTACAAGAAGAATATCATCAAGCAATCCAGTTAAAATGAATTCATCTGTAAATCCAAATTCTCCATTGGAGTGTGACTCCAAATCAATTAAACTTCGTTGTGGAATTATAGTATCAATAGAAGGGTATACATCATTAATAACTTGAGATGAATTTTGCGCCATATTAATAATTAATCACAGTATAGAATTAGGCAATTGTATAAATGTTATTTCCAGATAATACTGGATTAAAATTTAGATATCTCGTTTGT